CGCCGGACGTTGCCGGTCGTGGCCGGGTTCGTCGCGGGGTCGACGTTGAGCGCGTTGTTCTGGACGATGCCGAGCAGGTAGCGGAGCCCGTCGAACGCGTTCGCGTCGTAGGCGCCGTACTCGTCGGCATAGGTGCCGCCGGTGACCGTGGCCTGACCGGAGAAGATCTGGGTCTGCATCCGGTGGGCCATGGCCCGGAGGCCGCCCTGAAGCTCGAGCTGCTCCGGGTTGTAGCCGGCGCCGCCAGCGAGGACCGCGAACTGGCTCTTCAGCGACACGCCGCGCCGGGTGGCGAGGATCGCGATGTTCGTGGTCTTGCGGACGTAGGTCGACTGGTCGTCCGTCACGGTGCCCAGCTCAGGCATGAACTTGGCATCGCCATAGCTCGTGACCTGATTGAACGCGTGGACGAGGCCGTTGGCCGGTTCCTTCGCGATCCGGTCGTAGGCCGGGAACAGCCGCACGAACAGCTCGTACAGCGCCGGCTCGAGATCCTGCCGGATCAGGGCCGCTGCGCCGCCGGTGTCGATCGCCCGGGCGACGTCGGGATCGACCTGAGAGCCGATCCCCTGAAAGGCCGCCTGCGCGGCGTAGCCGCCGGCGTTGAGCCACGTGTCGAGCGGGATGCCGGTGTTCTTCTGGCGCATCTGCTCGAAGAAGAACTGCATGAGCTGCCGGTTCGACAGCGAGTGCAGTCGGTCGCCCATCTCGTGGCGCTGCGACGGGGTGAGCGCCCGGCGGACGTTGGGCTGCTGCGTGCCCTGATCACCGATGCCGATGCGCGCGTCCTGCCGCACGACATTCGGCTCGTCGTTCAGGCTGGCGAGGGAAGCCGACAGGGCCTCCTGCGCCTCGCGAACGGCGTTGATCTGGGCCTGCAACTGGGGAGAGAGTCCCATGTTGCGAGCTCCTACTTGGTGGTGGCCGCCTTGGCCTTGGCCTCGGCGTCCGTGAGGACCTTGAGAGCCCCGGACGAATAGACCTCCGACATGGAGCGGTGGAAGGAGTCCTCCACCTCCGTGAGCACGGCCTTGCGGCCGAGCGGGAGGTTCTTCACCCGGGTGAGGGTGTCGGCGGCCGCGGTGAGCGCCGTTTGCGCCGCTGCTTCCGCCTCATCGGCACGGGTGGTCTCCGCGGCAAGCTGCGATCGCGTGGTCTCGAGCTCGGTCGAGAGGGCGAGGATCAGCTCGTTCGTGGAGCGAATGACCGCGGCCGACGAGCCGAGCAGCTCGTAGGCACGGGTCAGGCCCGCGTCGGTGCCGGCACTGTCCGTCGTGCCAGACGCCCCGGTCTCAGGGTCGCTCGAGGAGCTCCCTGCGGAGTCAGAGTCATCGCCACCGGAGTCGTTGCCGGTGTCGATCTGGATCACGGTGATGGACGAGGCCTGCGCTTCAGGCTCGACCGTGTCACCGGCTGCCGGCGTCGCCGGCGTCTCGGGCTCTTCGCTCGGGGCAACGCCGCGCACAACCGCGATGTCGCCGAGCTGGCCCCGGATGTTGTACTCCCCGGTGTCCGCGTCGAGGGTCACCTGCGGCTTCCCCGCGTCGAGTGGCACGGCAGCCTTGGCGGCCGGTCGGCCACCGATGCTCTTCACCGCGTACTCCACCCAGCTCTTGGGGTTCGCCGGGATGCCCACGATCGAGGTCTCGAGGAGCTCGATGTCGTCGATGATGTAGCCGCCGGCCTGCTTGTCCCACGTGGCGCCGCCGTCCGGGATCATGGCGCCGATGGAGAGGCCGAGCTTGGTGCCGCCCTGAATGGCGGACCACGCCTTGACCGCGCGCTCGTTCTGCTCGTTGACCGAGATCTCGAAGTGGAGCAGCGCGATCGGGTTGCCGTCGGCCGCGGTCTCGGACGCGTCCTTCGTCGACCACGCAGACACGACCGAGCCCGCGACGTCCTCCGGAACCTCGTAGCTGTGGTTCAGGAAGATCGTCATGTTGCTCTTGGCCGACTGCTCCATCTTCGCGATGGCGTTGTCGGTCATGCGATCGCCGTGAAGGTCCTTGACCGTCGAGCTGGCGATGCCGCGGAGCATCTTGACTTCGCGCTCAGATCCGTCGGCCTGCTTCACCGAGGCCGTGTAGGCCATCAGCACGCCAGAGAAGATCTGGAAGCGGCCCTGTCCGCCGGCGATCGCCGCGTCGATCTTGTCCACTGGGACCTCCTCTACGAGCTGCCTGACGGCGTCGCTCAGCCGGTCATGGACGCAGGCTCAGCCTTCGGCATCGCCGCGAGCGCCCGGATGTACTCGTCGAATTGCTCGGCGGGCGTCTCCCAACCGAACTGGCTCACGTGTTCACGCCCCGCGGCGCCCAGATCCCGCCGCATCCCGCGGCTCTTGTACAGGCGCTCGAGGGCGTCGGTGAATGCGTCGATGTCGGGCAGCCACTGGTCCTCGCCCGAGGGGACCGTGATCAGCCGCTCCGGCTCGAGGAGGATCGCCCCGGGCCCGACGTACTCGGGGATCGCGCTCACGTTCTGGGCGACGATCGGGACCCCGCAGGCCGCCGCCTCCATCAGCGTCAGGCCAGCGCCCTCGCCGTGGCTCGTCGAGATGAACACGTCGAACGCGTTGTACAGCGCGTTCATGTGCTCCTGCGGCCAGCCGACGTAGGTCGAGCGGGCCTCCGGGAAGTGGAACCGGTCGGGCTTGGGATCGTCGACCCGGCTCAGCAGGTTGTCGAAGTCGACCCCGAATGCGTTCCCGGGCTTGCGTCCGCAGTGGAAGTGCGCCCTGACGTCGGGGTGGCGGTTCATGAACGGTACGAGGGCCTTCCACGTCGCCGGGTAGTCCTTGCGTTCACTGTTGGTGTCCACCCGTCCAACGACGAACGCGTCATCCGGGAAACCGAACACGCGCTTGCAGTCGGTCTTCGAGCGGAGCACGAGCTCCCCGACCTTGATCGGCCGGCGATCGCTGACGGGCCAGAAGTGCTCGCTGTCCACCCCGTGGTAGACAACCCGGCTGTTTGGATACTGCTGGGCACCCCACTGGCTCATCGCCAGCAGGTTCGTCGCCGCCCCGAGGATCTGCCACGCCAGCGGGAGGTTGGTCCCGTCGCACGGCGTGTAGCTGATGATCGGGCGGTAGCTCAGCAGCACCCGCTGGGGGTCGAGGCGGTTGCTGAACAGCATCGTGAGCAGGATCTGCGGGTCGTTCAGCGAGACGACGACGTCGGGCTCGACCCGGCCCAGCATCTCGATCATCCGGGACATCCCGTAGACGTCCTTGGGGTCGAGCTGGGTCGGCTGGTACAGGTAGAGCGGCGTCGGCTTCGCCGGATCGAGGAGGCCGGGGTACGCGTCGCCGCGGTAGTTGACCGCTAGGACGTGAACCTCGTGCCCGTAATCCCTGACCAGCCGCTCGCCGATCTCGTGCGTGACACGCCCAAAGCCAGTCGAGCAGCCGCCATCGGACAGCCAGAGGATCTTGGACACGGGACCTCCAGCCCGCGCCCGGGAACAGGCTGACGGGGACGCGCAGCCGGCAACTTCAACCCGTCCATACGGGGAGCGCGGCAGAAACCGCGACGCCAGTCTGCTGTTGGCCGGCAGCGTAGCACGCGACCAGCACGCTGGACACGACTACCGCGGTCCGGCGGCTCGCACCAGCATCAACCCGATCCGCTCGACGTCGGAGCCGAGGACCGCCATGCCGTCGGGAAACATGCGGACGACCTCGACCTTGGTGCCGTCAGCAAGCTGCTTGCCGAGCCCATAGGCGATCGTCTCGTTGTGGCCGATCGAGGACTGCATCCCGATGTGGCGGGCCGTGTAGTAGCCCTTCTGGCCGTCGTCGACGAGCATCGCCACCGGGGGCTTGCTGCCGTCCTTCCAGCCGAGGACCCAGAGCGCCTTGACCACGAAGTAGTCGGCGTACTTGGTCATCCAGCCGGGCTCGTCGAGGTCGATCTGGACACCGCCGGCGGTCAGGCGGATCTCGAGGAATACGGGCGTCGGCCCGCCCCCGATCAGGTACGCCTGACCTTGTAGAACGCTTCCTTCGGGCCCACCGTCGGGAGCCCCATCCGGTCGTTCTGGGCGATCCTCGCCTGCCATGCCTCCTCCGATCGGAACGCGAGCTCGCGGTTGAACGAGTCCTCGGTGACGACGACCTCGGCGATGTGCCCGATCTTGACCGAGGTGTCGACGAAGATCTGGCAGCCGGCGGCCTTGGCCTCCTGACAGAACAGGAAGTCCTCGCCGTACTGGCCTGTCCACTTGAAGAACGGCGGCGGGGGCATCCCGGCGCGCTCCTCGAGCGTGGGCATGGGCTCGCCGAGGACCCGCTCGAAGACCCGTTTGTGGATCAGGGTGAACGCCATGCCGGTCGCGTCCACCTCGAGCGCGGTGTCCTCGGGCCACTCCTCGCGGAAGTTGTAGTTGCCCGTGGGCCCGTCGCGGTAGTAGAGCGTGGGCTGGTGCGGAGCGCCGCGCTGGAAGCACAGGCCGCCGACGATGTCGAGGTCGTACTTGCGCTGGGTCTCGACGAGGGTCCGCACGGCGCCCGGCTGCCAGACCATGTCGTCGTCGATGAACAGGATCCAGTCGCCCTCCATTCGCTGAACGCACTCGTTCCGCTGAAGGGTGAGGATGTGGCCGATCACGATCTGGCGGGAGAGGACCTCGCCGGGCCCGAGGAAGCCGAGATCCGTCAGCATCCAGCTCATGGCGGTCGAGGCCGCGATCCGGTCACGGGTCACGATCGCCATCGTGCCGACGACCGTGCCCGTGGGATTGTCGTGGATCGCGGTCAGGTCCGCGCCCGGGCTGATGCTCCAGCCGCCGCCCTGCCCGACGACGCGCCGCGCGACCTTGGGCCCGGTCACCTGCCCATTCGCCGGCTGGTGTGGCGGTACGCGAGCACGCGCTCGAGCCCGGTCATCAGGTCGACCTGCGGGACGTAGTAGCGGGCCATCTCCTCGACGTCGGCGTAGCGGTGCTTCACGCCCTCCGGCATCAACTCGTCGGTCACGATCGGGGCCTCGAAGCCCTCCAGCGCCATCAGGCGGACCGCGATCGTCCGGAACGACGTCGGGATCCCCGAGCCGATGTTCATGGCCGCGTAGCCGTTGTAGATCCCATCGGCGAGCCGGGCCTCGGTGGCAGCAACGATGTCGGAGACGTGGACGAAGTCGCGCGTCTGGTCGCCGGCGCCCCAGATCTTGATCGGGTCCTCATGCCGGGCGACGCGGTCGGCGATGGCCGCCACCGGGTAGTCGAGCCCCTGATCCTCGGCGTACCCGCTGAACGGGCGGATGCACAGGGTCTTGAGGCCGAACACCGCGGCCTTCCACGCGAGGACTTCGCCGACGAGCTTGGTGAGCCCGTAGACCTCGTCGGGCTTACCCCAGACCTTCGTCGTGCCCGGGACGGCCGGGTTGAAGAGATCCTCGGACAGCGAGTGGTGGAAGCCGACGGTCTGGTCATCGACGGGGTAGACCGCGGACGAGCTCGGGTACACGAGCGTGTCGACGCGGTTGACGCACCAGCCGATGAACGCCGCGTCGATGCCGAAGCTGCCGGCGTTGAAGAGCGGATCCTGCTCGATCCGAACGCGGCCGCCGACCGGCGCCGCGAAGTGGTACGCCCTGTCGAACAGCATCGACCGCTCGTACTCGTGGCTCTTCAGCCAGCGGACGAGCTCGGTTGTGTACCGCTGGCGCGGATGCAGAGCCTCGGGCCAGTGGCTGAAGGGGCTCGAGAGATCGTCGACCCCGACGACCTCGTCCCCGTTGTTCAGATGGTGAGAGACGAACCAGCGCCCGAGGAGCCCCGCTGCCCCGGTGACGAGGACCCGCACCCGCGGGTTACTGGACGGTGATGGCCTGCGTCGCCACCACGTTGGCGTCCTGATCGACGCAGGTGACCGTCCACGCGCCGGCGACCGGGAACATGAGCGGACGGTGGCTGAAGGAGCCATCCGCCTTCGGGGAGAACGCCATCGACGTCATGTCGTACTGCGTGGTCGGCCCGGGGCTGTCGTACATCAGCCGGTAGACGAGGGCGCGCTCGGTCGGGTACCGGTTCGCGTCGTAGTTGTTGGAGTCGTTCACCGGCAGGCCGGACACCGTGACGATGACGTTGTCCTTCGCGGCGGTCGGGCTCGCGATGTTGGATGCGATCGCTGCTGCCATCGGGTCTCCTATCTCAGCGGGGGCTGATCGTTGCGGCAACTATGCCCCATCACCATCGCGTCCCAGTGTCCCATCGGGAAGCGAAATTCCTCCCAGAGGTGGTGACCGCCCATCTCAAACCACGCGCGGAAGTCCTCGCGGGTGTACGACCAGTTGTGGCCGTACTCGTAGGGCGGGTCTGGCTCGTCGAGGGGGTGGCCGATGATCGCCCACTTGGCGAGGGGCAGCCACTTCTGGACGACCGTGATCGGGTCGACGAGATGCTCGAGGAATTCGGTCATCACGAGCAGGTCGCACTCGAACGGCTCCAGCTCCTCGACCGGGCTGATGACGACCGTCATGTCCGGGAACCGCCCCATCGCCCGGACCGCCATCGGGACCACGTCGATGCCGATCACCTCGATGCCGTTCGCCGAGATGTAGCCGCGGGGCAACTGGTAGTAGGGCCCGTCATGGTCTGGCCGGGAGTCGTACTCCGGCACCGCCAGCGGAGGACCGGCGAACGGGCCCGTGACGTCGCCAGATCCGCAGCCGAGCTCGACGACCTTGAGCGGCCGGCGCGTCAGGTCCTTCACGAGGATCTTCTCGATCAGGAAGTGGGCGAGGTCGACCCGGCCCGGCTGGCCCTGCGTGAAGTCGGGCGTGTCGTTCCGGCGAAGGTGGTAGTCGAGCGCCTCGCGCTCAGTCCTGTTGCCCAGTCGTCGCACTCGGATCCTCCCCATTGAAGGCCTCGGCGACCACCTGCGGCCACCAAGGCCGCCCGGTCACGTGTGACCATCCGTACCGCTCCGCCGCGGCCCTCGTCGCGTTCTGGAGCTGGGACAGATTGTGCTCGGTCCAGCCCTCGTTGTCCCGGCCGATCCGCAGGTACGAGAGGTAGCCCTCGACAAATTCGTCGAGCGACTTTGAGTGGTCGATGAACCCCGTCGTCCAGAGGATGTTGTTGTCGGGGTGCGGCCGGCTGTGGAGGAACGCCGGCCAAACCACGCCGTTCTCCCAGAGCCGCAGGTGGGAGTGGGGATCGTTGTAGGGCATGTCCTCGACCGAGCTGCGGTACGGGATCCAGATGCCCTGTGCGTGCTCGTGGTCGGCCCACCACGTGGCGTTGCTGAGGCTCCAGAGCAGCGCCGAGGACGGCCACTCGTCGGCATCGACACGGAACGCCCAGCGCGCCCGGACGTGGCGCTGGAGGTGCGGCATCGACGCGTCACCGAAACCGTGGTCGTAGTCCCTGATGACGACGTTGGCCCACTTCCGGGCGATCTGCTCGGTGTCGTCGTGGGACTGCTGGACCGCGACCACCACGCGCTCGAAGTAAGGGCGGACGCGCGCGAGGAGCGCCGGCAACCGGGCCGACTCGTTCTTCGCCACCAGCACGAAGTCGACGTGGCTGTACGGCGGATCGTCGAGGATCCCCGACAGGGCCCGGACGTCCCCGATGGAAGGGCTCGGGACCGGGTTCACGCCGTCAGCAACTCGGTCAGGAGCGCCACGTCCTGCGGCTTGCTGATGCTCTGCCAGAGCTCGAAAGCGCCACGGTCGGCCGAGTACATCTCCTCGCTGTTGACCCGGCGATACCCCTCGTCCCACTCGCCCTTGCCGTAGGCCGGGTGCATGTGCTCGATGACGACGTCCGGCAGGTAGTAGAGGCATCCAGCACCGCCCGCCAGCTCGAGCCAGTAGTTGTCGATGTACAGGTGCTTCAGGGTCTTGAGGCCCATGCCGAAGAACGAGGCGATGACCCTGCTGGCGAACCACATCGTCGGCAGCTTCTCGTGCCAGTTGCGATCGTCGGCGAACGCAACCCCCGGGCGCCGGCGCAGCAGGTCGAGGATCTGGGCATCCCAGCCGTGGGTCCGGAAGCGGTGATCGTCGCCCACGAACCCGACCACCTCGACGTCGGGATCGGCATAGAGCAGGGCGTGGGCAGCTTCGTTGAGGGCGCCGTTCATGCCCATCTCAACAGGAGGCCCAACGTGGAGGGTCAGTCCGCGGGTACTGGCCGCGTAACCCTCCAGCGTCGGGTCGTTGGAGTCGATGGCGAAGATGAGCTCCGTCCCCGCGAGAACCTTCGTCTCGGAGAAAGTCCGTTGCAGCTCGGAAGCTGCGTCAGGCCTGCCCCGAGACGGGCAGATCACGAGGAGCGTCACCGCTCAGACGGTGAAGTCGAGGGTGGCAAGAACAGAGGAGCCGTCGATCAGGCGGGCCCGGTAGGGGCCCTCGAATTCGACGGGGAACGTGACCGAGACGGTGCCGGCCGCGCCGGTGCGGACGACCGGGAGAACGCGGCGGCCGCGCGGGGTGTTGAGCTCGAAGATGAGACCAGTCTCGCCGGCGCCGGGGGCGACGTCGGTCTCGTCCTCGTACTCGTAGGTCGCCGTGTAGGTGGACCCAGCCACCATCGGGCGACCGTGGTGGTCGAGGACCAGATTGCCGTGGCGGCCACCGCGGCGGGCGACTGGCTGGCCTGCGCCGAGTCCGTGGGTCGAGTCGACCGTCCGGCGGCGCTCCGGGCCCGCGTAGGACGTATCGGCAGCGCCTCGGCGCTCCGGGCGGTCACTCGTGAAAGTCGCCGCCTCCGCGTCCTCCGTGTCCGTCGAGCGCGACGCGGGGTCCGAGGTCGCGGCCTCGTTCGCCGCCTGACGCTGACGGAGCTCGGTGTCGGCGTTGTCGGCGCGCTGCTCTGCCAGATCGGCCTTGTCGACCGCGGGGATCTCGAGCGGGCGCTCGGCCTTGCTGGTGTCACCACCGGCGTCGGTCTCCAGCGGGTTGTCCTTGGCGGTGAGGGTGTTGGTGTCGTCGTCGACCGGCGCATCCGGGTCGCCGAGAGCGGGCACTCCCTCGACGGGCTCCGGATCGCCGGCCGGCGGCATCTCGATGTCCTCGTTGGACGTCTCGCCGGGAACCGGCGGGTCCTGCGCGCGCTGGGCGCTCGCGGTGCCCGGGGTCTGCTCCCCCGTGGCGGTGGTGCCGGCGACGTCCTGATCGCTGGTCAGGTCGCCTGCCGTGACAGCTCCTTCTGGCGCACGAGCCGAGGGGCTCGCGGCGTCGGTGTCAACCCGCTTCGGCACCGGTGGCCTCCTCTTCGGTCGGGACCGCCGAGCCCTCGAACAGGCTCGACGTGGGCCCGGTCGGGCCCGCGACGGTGTCCTGCCCGTGCAGGGCCGCCTTGCTCATGCGCTTGTCGCCGAAGGTGCGGAGGCGTTCGGCGTGGGCGTTGTCGCGCGCCTGACGCCGACCCTGCGCCTCCGCCTGCGCCTGCATCTGGGCGAGCTGCTCGGCCTCAGCGCGATCACGGACCTCGTCCATGTTGACGGGAGCGGTCACGTCGACCGTCGTCGGTTCATCGGCCATCTCGGGACCTCCTACGTCTCGTCGAAGCTGTAGCTGACCGTCTCCGTCGTCCAGTTGCCCGGGTTGCTGTCGGCACCGATCTGGAGCTGCCACACGCTGTACTTCGTGTATGACCCGGTCATCGAGTACGTGCCGGTGTCCCAGTTGGCCTTGTTGCCCGAGGTGAAGTTGGTGAAGCTCGTGTTGGCGATCGTAGAGGCCGCCGTGGTGCCCTGCTGGTACGTGGCGTAGTTGCCCGTGAACCAGAGGGTCGAGCTCGCCGCCACCGCGCCGTCGCCCCAGATCTTGAAACCCGAGGTGCTGTTGGCGGGTGCCGTGACGACCTTGAGCGCCAGCCACTTCTCGTAGCTGTAGCCACCGACAGTGATCGGGTTGGCCTGTCGGTTCGCCAGCGAATTCAGGGCGTTGTCTGCCGAGATCATGTCAACGCCGCTGACGCCGTCGGTGAACGCACCCGCGCCGGAGCCCGTTCGGACCGACAGTTGCAGGCTGGCTGCCATCAGTTGCTCCCTCCACCACTGGGCTTCGACGCGCCCGCCGGCGCCGGCTCAGGCTTCTTGCTGACCTCGGCGGCCGTCTGGAGCTCGCTGAGGAGGACCACGCCCAGCGGCGTGTTCGCCATCGGCTGGTTGTACGGGTTCTCGGGATCCGCCGGGTCACCGAGCGGCAGGCGCCCTTCGTCTGCCCGGGCCTCGTTGATGACCTTCCACGGCACGCCGGCGAGCGCCAGCTTGTTCATCTGGGCCTTGTCGAGCGACTCCTTGATGTTGAGCCGCGTGAAGGCGAAGGCGAGGTTGTTGGCCCGGCCGCCGAAGGACTTGTCCCAGACGATCTCGCGCGTGATGTAGTCCTGCCCGAGCGACAGGAACGGGCGGATGCCGGCGCTCTCGGTCTTGTCCTGCTGGACCTCTCCCGTCGCCCGGTTGATGTCGAAGGTCACGCCCAGATCCTGCGGGCTGAGACCGGCCACGGCGCAGATCTTGCGGACGAGGTAGATGTTCCACTCGAGGAACTGCATGTCCCGGTTCGTGGCCCGGAACGGGATGAACTTGGCGCCCTTGGTGCCGCCGATGAACGCCATCGCACCGCGGCCGGCGACCTCGGCCGCCCAGTAGCTCTTGAAGCCCTCGACCTGCTCCGGGCGCGTCCCCTCGCCGAGGTCGAGCATCCCGTCAGGAGCCGCGTTCGTGACCTGCCGCGTGTTGTACGCGCTGGCGTTGAGCTCGGCGTCGACCGTGTACTTCAGGGTCTCGAGCATCGAGAGCCCGACCGGCGAATAGGTCCGGGGGTTCGACATGATGTAGACCATGTCGGCGTTCAGGAAGCCGGCGAAGTCGACCG